CAATTGTCCCATTTTACCTAAATGATTGAATGCTATTGTCATTTGTTCCTCGATACTATTAGTTCACCATGTAAACCATTTCTCATTACATTAACCTTATATCCATTTCTATCAATCCATTCTTTACATGCCAACCTTTCATGCTGATCATAATCTGGTTCATGCCCATGCCAATCATCAAACCTCATATAAATTTCATCCCACTCACACTTATCAATAAAATTTAAAGATGATACTGTAGGTTCGTATATATCAACATCAATATGAACTGCTGAAATCTTAGTAATTCCATAAGAAGATGGATCATCAAGTTCATGCACATCTTTAACTACTAATGTAATATTAGAAAACTGAGCACAATCATTAACTACTTGATCATATGTTTGTGGATATTCTGGTCCATCTAATGCAAATGCACCTTCATGCCAACCAGCATAATCTGGTGTATCTTGACTAGTCTGTTCCAATCCTTTGAAATGATCAAATCCATAAATCCTTTTCCCAGAATTAATAGGAGCAATATCCCTAATAGTTCCACCACAAGCAACACCAAATTCTAAAACAGCACCTTTAGTATTATCTGGATCAAATGTTTTAATACCAGCTGCCCATTCAATATGAGTCATAGGATGAACTGGAGCATCATCAGGAAATACATTATCATTATCTGACCAAGATGGTGCTTTATAATTTTTAGCACCTTGATTTAATAAGAAATGATTTCTCTTATGATAAGTAGTTAATGATTCCATAGAAGAAACATTATCAACTAAATCACTCTCAGATAAATTTCCAAAATTCGCATCATTATGTTGCCAATCGTTTTTCATTTTTAATTCCTTAATTAACTAATTTCTACACCGTATGGTAAATTTCCATGATATCCAAATGGTATTATACCACGATTTACATCTAATGGACTCTCATGTGAAAAATCTTTTGCAACCTCTACTGGTGCAAACTTACATCCTTGTTCTTCAAAGATATGTCTATTATGTACACAGATGTTTCCATCCTCATTCCAATTAACACCACCAAACATTTTATAAAAATCATTCATAGCAACAACATCAAAAGGAACATCAACTTTAGTTGGAACTTCAGTTAGTTTCTTACTACGGAAAGAGAACCCACCATTACCTACAGCAATATGCTCACCAAAAGGTGTTACAAATCCCTGCTCTCTCCAAGGCCAAGGAGCACCAATATAATCATAATCAAAGAAGTCATCTCTCCATGCTGTAGGATTTATAATGAATCCATCATGCTGAATAGTAAGAACAAACTCAGTATCAACATGCTCATGTAAATGATAGATCATGTATCTAGCATAATCTTTCATATTATTCACTGGAATAATAGGTGCTTCACAAAGTATTCCATCCTTTAAAAGTTCTTCACCTCTTTCTTCAACAACTTTCTTAGAAGTTACAAATCTTGCTGCACCAAATTCAGCACTCTCCAAACAAGTATAAAGTGCTTTAATGGTTTCTTCTAATCCATTATCTAAAGATTTGTCTTTCTCACCATCTTGAAGATCCTCAGAAGAAATCTTTGATTTATCCCAAGGAACATATATGGTAAAGAGTGTAACTCTTTTCAAATCTAACATTCTAAATCCCCACGTAACGTGCTTTGTATCTATCTTCTGCTGTAGAAGTAATTTCTGTCAAATAATAAACAGCAAAACTCTTTCTTAATTTTCCTTCAGGTGGATTAATAGGATCAGGAAAACCATGCCAAGATTTTTGTGTTGTATCAAATAAAATAGCTCTATTAAATAAAGGTTCAACTTCTTTGATTTTATTTAATGGTTTACTTTTTTCTTTATCATGTGACCATAATTGAAGACTACCACCCCATTCAGGATCATAATCTTCTTCAAGATAAAGAATTAAATTTAACTTCCTTTGAAGTTTCAATTTAGGATGAATAGAATAATCTAAATGCATAGCAAGACTTCCACCTTTACCACTCATATGCCACCCACCACCATGCAATCCAATATCAGGATATAATGGTGTAACTCCAGTTACAGCAGAAAGATGTGATACAAAATCCAAAGATAAAAGATTAGAGAATATCTTATATGTTAAAGCAGGAAATCTATTCCAACTATTACAAGTACTTTTCTCACCAATCCATCCTTTATAACGGACTATATCTTCAGTACTTTCATAATCAATAAACTCCTTACTAACATCTTTAGCATCTTGTATATCTAAAAAATCCTCAATGATCCAGTGATCAAAGGGATTATTATCGAATTTAATATTATGAGTATTAAACATTAAACAACTTCTGGTTTATCATCATAAAAGGAATGTTGCTTCCTATATTCTCTGTACTCATCTTTACAATCAACTCCACTCATTATAGCACCTTTTGTATCAATGTACATCCAATCATCTACAATATTATCATCTCCTCTCCAATATCCATTAGATCTTTTATAATCATTCCAATACTTAGGAGCAATAATTGTTTTTGCTTTAGTGTTTGTCCATGCTGGCCAAAAAGCAAAAGTAGATGAAGTTAAAATAGAGTGAACTGCATTATGTAAAATAGAATAATCAATACCAATTGGTCCACCTTTATATTCATAAAATCCAGAACCTTGAAGATGTGCAAGAGGATCTTGTTCACTCATAGCAGATGCTCCTATGATAGGAGCCCAAGGAATATACTTCTTAGCATTCTCTGGATCATCTGTAATAACACCAAACTTTATATTAGGATTAATTTCTAACATTCTATCTGCTGCCATTCTATAATACTCAGGAGGACACCATGCAGATGTAATTAAATACTCACCACCTCTAAATTGTATTACACAAAAATCATCATTACTATAATCTGTTACTTCAATACTTGGTTTCAACCATTGAATAATATCACTTCTACGATCATTAATATATCTCAATCTCTGAAAAGTTCCATCAACCTTAGTGTTGTCTGGAATAGTATTATAAAGTAAATCATCATAAAACATTGCATCTTCATTCTGAAGTGCATGAATACTTGTAGGGTATTCATCTGTTCTTTCTCTAGCATAATATTCTATACCTTCTGGAAGTTCATCTGGTTCTTGACCTTCAACAGAAGTTACACCACCAATAACCTCATCACCAAAATCTATGTTAGGTAAAAATTGACAACCTTTAAAAGTCTTCAATCCTACTGAAGGTATTTTACTACTTCCACTACCACTGTTTGTAATATCTCTTCTTACACCCCATCTAAATCCTCTATGTTCTGCTATACATCTAGGTGCTACTATATTCCATAACTGGTTTCCTAAACCAGAACCATTATAAATTTCAGAAACAATCATTTAATCCAATGTGCATACTTTTCTTGGTTGTCAATAATATATTGAGGAAATGAATCATCAAGTTCAACTCTTCTATAAGTTATATGATGTCTATTAAGAACATCCGTTCCACTTTCTAAATTCTTAGAAATATTCTCAGTAACTTCTGGAACATCAAAGTGTCTATCACAGAAAGAATTAATCTTTTGTTTAATATGATGTTCATCACCCAAATAGGTAAAATGCCATCCACCATTAGTTATAATAGATCCCGTGATCTTATTTTCATCTTCAGTTCCCTCACGAATATCATCTACTGTAGTATTCTTCATATACTTATAAGTAGCTGCTCTACTACCAAACCACTTATCAGAATATAAATTATTAACCCAATAAGCATAACAAGATTGTTCAAAGGTAAAATGAGTATCATCAGAAACCCAGTCAGATACATGTTCTAATATTTCTGGATTAGGTATTTCATCACCATCGCTAGTTACAATAAGATCATCATCCTCAAATATATCAAGATCCATAACAGCATTTCTAGAATATATTTCTCTATGCCAAGGACTCTCACACTCTGGAATAGTAATAGGATTTAAAATAATCTTATCTTCCCATTGAGAAAACTTATCTTTATTTTTTAAAAAATGACTCTCCTTTGGCAGTCCAGAAAAAGTTACATCACCTTCAGTGATAATAAACTTATCAACATAATCATTTAAGATATTAAATCTAGCCTCTAAAAGTTCAATCTCATGATTGAAAATAAAACAATCAAATATTTTCATAATCTTTTTTCATCTCCTCAAATACTTTTTCTATTCCATCCTCAATGGAGGTCTTTGCCTTCCACCATTTTCTAATGTATGGATTTGCTTCATTTCTAGCATCCTTCTGCACCTCATCCTTCGCCTGTGCTGGCGAAAGAGTAACCTTCTTGCCATTGGCCTTGAATAAGCCTCGTATGATCTTACCAATTTCCAATATAGTTGTATTAGTAAAAGAAGTAATATGAATATCACTATCACTAGTGAAGTCATTATATTGATGCATGACCGTTTCCAACGCTTCACAACAGTCTTCAGCGTATAAAAATTCCCTCTGTTCCGTGCCATCTGTCATCATATCAATAGTACCAGTTTCAAATCCTTTACGGATAAAGTCTGTAATAACATGTGCTTTCTCCATGTCTTTTTCGATTCCATATACATTCCAAAAATGAACTATTAATCCACCTAAAGATTTAGTATATAATTCACCAACTCTTTTCATAACACCGTAAGGTGAATAACTCATATTACTCATCTGAGATGATGCAAAAATAAATGGTTTATTAAATTCAGATATTTTTCCAAATACATTTGCCATCATCCTTGCATTATTATCAAGGAATTTAAATGTATGTTGATACTTCTTTAAATAATGTGAACCACCAACATCAAATGCAAGAAAGAATATAAAGTCAGATTCCATAATAGCAGCATGAAGATTATAGTTTGGAATCTGTGTTAAATCCTGCGTTGAATTATTAGTCTTATCAAACTCTATTACCTCATGTCCCTTCTTACGAAGGTATTCAGTTAGGTATGCTCCTATCTGACCACTAGAACCTAATATAGTAATCTTCATAATTCAGTTAATACTCTAGATAAAGCTTTTGTCTTTTGAGTATTATACTCATCAGTCTGCCATGCATTACCATTACTAGCATTCTTATAATGCAAAACAAAAGAATCTTCCATATTATCATCAACCTCAAACTTAATTAAATCAATAAAAGTTGGTTTTGGAAAATCAAATTTCTTTGCATAACTGACCATATAGGTAAAGCAATCATAAACATATTGCCAATAATCTTCCCTCTCTTTTTGATGGGGAAAAGTCTGAGTATCTGAATGTTGATAATCAAGAATCAAAAATTCTTTCTCTTCAAGATTAACGTGCATTGGAGAACATCCATTAAATCCCATTTCAATATATCCATCAGGAGGAGTATGTTTATCACCTGAATCTGCATCTCTTTGAATACTTACATGATCAATATATTTGATCTTTAATTCTTTTTGATAATCAAGTAGATACTTATGTCCTCCTCCACCAACATCACATGCTTGCCCATTAAATACTCCTAAATCCCATTTGAGTTCAGATGGATTAGGAAGATTAGGAATATCAGCAATAACAATACCATTCCAAGGATATCTTAAAGCAATCTCACCTCTATCATTATCACTATACTTTCTAGTATATCTGTAAGAAGGAATAAATGCTAGATTATAATCTTTCATTTTATCTTCAATACATATATCCTTAATAAAGAACATATCAGAATCAATAATCAAAGACAAACAATCATTCTTGGAAATATAATGTTTCCATCCCCAAGAAAAAGCATATCCACAAACTTGACTTCCATCACCAGTAAATGAATCACCTTCAAACTGTTTATATCCATTAATGAATTGAAGATCAGGATCTAAATCAACTCTTATACATTGTATATTCAATTCACTACAAACATCAAAAATCTCCTGAACTCTATCTGGAGAATATCCACTAAAAGGATTTGATCCTGCTCTCTCATTATTAAAGACAATAAATTCAAAATCATCTTTAATATGTCTTTTAAAACTTTCGTATTGAGGTTTAATTAAATCAGGTCTGTTATGAGAATAAGTATAAATTTTTATCATATTTGATTAGAAATCCATTCATAAGTTTTACGAATACCTTCTTCAAGTGTTTGAGAATAATCCCATCCTAATTTTTCACGAATCAAATCGTTATTAGAATTACGTCCCCTAACACCAAGAGGACCATCTATATGATTCTTCTCTATAGTTTTACCAGCAACTTTAGCAGCAGTATCAACTAACTGATTGATAGTAACCATTTCTTCCGAACCAATATTAACTGGTCCCATGAAGTCTGAATCCATTAATCTTCTAGTTGCTTCGATGCATTCATCAATGAACAGGAAGGAACGAGTTTGTAAACCGTCTCCCCACACCTCGATAGATCCACCTTGCTCCTCTGTGAGAGCGACTTTGCGACAGATTGCAGCTGGAGCTTTCTCTCTTCCACCGTCATAGGTTCCTTCGGGACCAAAAATATTGTGATAACGGGCAATGCGAACAGGAATGCCATGATTGCGGTTGTAAGCCAAGTATAATCTTTCGGAGAATAATTTCTCCCATCCATATTCTGAGTCGGGGTTTGCGGGGTATGCTGATTCTTCACGGCAATCTGGGTTATCTGGGTCTAATTGGTTGTGCTCTGGATACATACATGCTGATCCAGAATAGAATATCTTAGTATAATTTCTATCAAATTCTCTATTCAATAATCTCTGCTGCTCTAATACATTCAGATTAATCATAACTGAATTCTGCATGATCTCAGCATCATTCTCACCAGTGAATACAAATCCTGCTCCACCCATGTCAGCAGCAAACTGATAAACTTCATCAAAGGCATGAACATACTTATAAGGAATCTCCTCATAAAACTTTCCACCAGTACCTTTATATTCTAGACACTTGCGAACAAAATCTGCTTCTCTAAGATCACCTTGTATAAACTCATTTGCTTCTGTTTCAGAGAACTCAGGATACTTAAGATCAACACCACGAACCCAATAACCTTCGGATCGTAGTCTCTTTACCATATGGCTTCCAATAAATCCACCAGCACCTAATACTAATGCCTTCTTAGTCATACTTATCCTTACTAATATTCATTGTATATATTATACATTATTGACAAATAATTTTCAACCCCTCATCCAAACCAATTGATGGACTGAAATTAAGAGATTTTAATTTATCCACATTCAATGATACATTCTTTGGTTGTACTAACTGATTAAACCTTGGTGTTTCTGTAGGAATAAATTCACTACTACTACCAAGATTATCTCTTACCATTTCTAATATCTCTCTAAACGGTAAAGGATTACCACTAGCAATATTATAAATGCTATTCAATTCACCTTTATCCATAACAGTTTTTAATGCACGACATATATCAATCACATGCATATAATCCCTTAGATCATCACCATTATTATATAAAGTTAAAGGTTTGTTTTCACGCATCAAACTAATTAAAAATCCAAGAACATTTTTCTTAGGTGATACTGTTTTATCTTGTCCGTATACATTAGCAATCCGCATAATACGATAATTAACATTATTAACTTCACAGAAAGAAGTTACGAGTTGTTCTGCAGATCTCTTTGTAATTGAATAGAAACCTCTTGGATCACATACATCACTTTCTTTAGCATCAATAATATCAGCACCATATACAAAACTGGTACTCACATAGTTAAAAGTAATCTTCTCATTCTTACAATACTCAAGTGTTTCTAATAAAACCCGAAGATTTACATCAACATCCAGTGTAAGATCAGTCAACATATTATGATTAGTAGTTGTACTAATCAAATAAAGAATATTATGTGACAAAGGTCCTCTCTGTGCTCTTGGAATTCCAATCGTATCATTGGGATATAATCCACAAAATGTACTACCAATAAATCCAGTAGCACCATAAACAGAAATCTTATTCATACTTTTCACACTCCTCAAAGGTTTTTCCTTTAACGTCTTTTGCAGAAAGAAGAGGTTCTCCATCTAAACCCCAATCAATATTTAATACAGGATCATTCCATAATAATGTCCTATCATGTTCTGGATAATAATAATCAGTTGTCTTATAAACAAAATCAACACTATCTGTTAGAGTATAAAACCCATGAGCAAATCCAGGTGGAACCCACAGTTGTAACTCTGGTCGATCTAACTTAATACCAAAAGATTGTCCAAAAGTATCAGAACTTTTTCTAAGATCAACGATTGCATCATAAACAGCACCCCATATACATCTAACGAGTTTTCCTTGGGAATGTTCTATCTGATAATGAAGTCCTCTCAAAACCCCCTTAGAAGATTTTGAATGATTATCTTGAACAAAGCTATAAAATCCAACATCCTTTAAAAACTTTTGTTCATTAAAGGATTCCATAAAGAACCCTCTATCATCTCCATACTTGTCTACTTCAATAACACAAGCATCAATTAAATTTGTTTCTGTTACTTTCATACCATTCTATAGTTTCAATAATTGCCTGATCAAAAGTGAATCTAGGACTCCAACCTAAAGTATTACGAATCTTAGTAATATCAGTTGAATATCTAAAATCATGACCAGGACGATCCTCTACAAATTCTATCATAGATTCATCTTTTTGCATAATACTGATAATTCTTTTAACTAAATCAATATTCCTAACCTCACATTCTCCACCAATATTATATTTTTCTCCTACCTTACCATCTTTCCATACCTTAATTAAAGCCTCACAATGATCTTTAACATATAACCAATCTCTAATTTGTTCTCCTTGACCATACACAGGAATCTTCTTACCATCCATCAGATTCATAATTGTCTGTGGAATCATCTTTTCCTTGTGCTGTCTTGGTCCATAATTATTTGAACAATTAGTAATGAGTGCAGGAAGACCATAGGTATTATGATATGCCATTACAAAATGATCACTGGATGCCTTTGATGCTGAATAAGGATTCCTTGGATCATAGATTGTATCTTCTGTAAATGATCCTTCTTCAATAGAACCATACACTTCATCCGTAGAGATATGCATAAACTTCTCTACATTATATTCCAATGCAGCATTAAGAAGGTTTACAGTACCAATGATATTTGACTGTATGAATGGAGAACAATCTTTAATTGAATTATCTACATGACTCTCTGCTGCCAAATGAAACACATACTTAGGTTTATATGCAGCAAAAACTTCATCTACCTGATCCTTATCGGATATATCATAAGGATATAAAAGTACTCCTTCTGGAACATGGGTTTGATTTGCAGCATATGTAAGAGCATCTACACATACAACATCTCCTTCATAAGTATCAACCAACTCATGAAGGAGATTACTACCAATAAATCCAGCACCACCAGTAACTAATATTGTCATTTGTCCATATACTTATCTAAAAGTTTTGGTGAGTATTGACTCAAATTATCTTCTATATTCTCATCCCTCTTTGCTTTCTCAAGTTCATATACCCTATTTCTAATCTCTGTTGAAGAATAGGTATGCCTTCTAAGATGATAATGAATCTCTATTCCATGATCAATACAGTATTGTTTTCCAGTTACATCTACATCTTTATACTCTTCACTTAAAAATCTAATATGAAATGTCTGCGTTTTAATTAAATTAAGAAGATCTAACTCTGTTTCATATACAAGTATCTCATCAACATACTTACAAGCTTGTAACTGTACATATCTTTCATAAACAGATTGTGCAGGTTTATTCTTAACTCCAGGACGATCTATAGTAGGATCTACCTGAAGAGCAACTTTCAAGTAGTCACACAAATCCCTTTCCATCTTGAGCATAGTAACATGCCCTGCATGAAATAAATCAAATGAACTACATTGAAATCCAATTTTCATTTTGTTAGACTCTCCCAAAATCATCTTCTAATCTTACAATATCATCTTCTTCGCATATACCTCGTTGAACCTCAATAAAGGTAATACCTCTATCACCTCCCTCAAGACGATGTATTCCTCCTTTAGGAATAAAAGCATACTCTCCAGTTCTTATTGTGGATGTTTTATCGTCCTGTGTAATAATTCCAACCCCATCAACAACTGTCCAATGCTCTTCACGATTGTTATGATATTGAAGTGAAAACCTTTTAGTAGGTCTCACATAGATTTTCTTAATTTTTAAATCTTGTTCTTCATGGAGAACCTCATAGGTTCCCCAAGGTCTGTACTCTATCATCTTTTACGTAACAAGGAACTCCATCAGGATCTAACCATTTAGTATATTCAAAATCTTCAATAGCAGTTGCTAACTGCATTCCATTATCACAAAGGTAGATATCTCTATATCTCTTAGTGTAATAATCTTCTTTTTGAATACGAAAATCAGGTCTACCGTTTTCTAATTCACCTACTTCCACATAACGGTAAGGATACCGTTCCATTATAACATTCATACCGCCCCTACTAAGTCTTCAGCAATACATTCTATAATAGTATTATAGTCAGCATCTGGATCTTCTCCAGAAAGTTCTACTAATCCTTCACTAACATAATACCTTGTAACTTTCTTATAAAGTTTTGGATTTTTTACATCCAAATAAATTTCTTTATTAGCAGCAGCCCGAAGGGTGCTTATGTCTTTCTTAAACTTTGAGGTAAGCGTCATTGCTTTGATTTGTTTACCACTTTATTATAAGGTGCAATAATCAAAAAGTCAATAGTAAATTATATATAACCTATTATTAAACCCAACGACTAACAGTTAATTCTATACTATTATCATCCATTTCCCATTCCTCTTCTACTTGAAAACCCTCCTCTTTGATATTATTATGAATCGTCATTCGAGCATATTGTTGAGTAAGTTTTTCCATAAACCTTTCAATAGGAATATTTTTATTCCACGTTTGACGATCAGCATATAATTCATAAGTTCCTGTTTCTTTATTAAGTTTAAATCCAATATCAACTCCTATAGAAAAATCAGCCTCAACAATAGGATGATCTTCTGCATGAGATGGATTTGTAATAACAAGATCTACTACAGACATTCCTAGATCTTCAGGATTATTAACCCGTTCACCCATTAAATTAAGAGCTTCTATTATTATAGACTTATCTTTAAGTTTGGTCTTTATTGTACTAAAATGTGACATCGGTATTCGTGTTAATTGTAATGTCTTGATCTAAATTTATATTTTGTTGATAATAATCTGCTGTATATACTCTGTTTTCTAAGTCACCGAGTTTAATTTCTATATCCTCAGTAAGATTCAAACATGCATCTCCAGGAACATTGAAAACTTCCTGAGTTACTTTTCCATCTTGTCTGATGGTATATTTAATAGTTTCTTTTGGCATAGTTAAAATTGTTTAGGATGGGTTACTACATCACCATGTATCTCACCGATATCATCTATGTGAGCATGATCGATCTTTTCAATATGCAAATGCTCTAATGCATTAGCAATTCTTTCAAGTGCAGAAGCAATTCTAGTGAACTCTTCACTCATAATAAAAAATCTCCAAGTGTGGTATTTAGCCTTGCCAAATCATATCTGGCATTGCTTGTTGACCAGGACGCATTACAAATAGTAGTATAGCATATCCTACAAACCATATGATATTAAAAAGCCATGCTTGTCTCCACAAATATTTACGTATTCCCATAGCAATTGTTACATTCTTAACTGCTTTAGGATCATCTTCATTACCTGTAGATCTAAGTATCTGTTCTATCACAACAGCAACTAATGTTCCTATCACTAATGGATAGAATACAAAATTTGCAAATGACATAATTGCTACTAGAAAAGTCATCGTTTTACATCATGGGCGCACCCATCTCCTGTATAGTGTTCTGAATCATAATAACCTCCTTTACTTCCAAAGTAAAGTGATAATACTACGAAAGGTAGTGCTATAACTGTCAATACTGTTTCTAAAATCATACCCTTACTACAACATCTCCATCATCGTCATCATCATCTTCATCAGTATCATTTAATTCAGTAATTCTATTTTCTAATGACTGAAGTAAAGGATCTTTCTTTTCTTCCTCACCAAACTTAACCACTAATAATTCATCACCATTTTTAACATCAGTCATTTCTGGATGAGGAATTTTAGTTACAGTCTTCTTCTCTATCTTATACGCAAGATCAACATCTTCTGGTTTTAAAGGTGCAGACATGAGACTCCATCCCCTTGCCATTGTACGTATGCCCCATACTAAAAGTCCAAACCAAATAACACTAAAAAGAAAATCTGTAAAAGGATTCATTCTCAATCTCTACTTCTAAGTTCTTGATTTAAAAGATAAAACCAAACAACACCAAGTACTATAATAGCAAATGTTCTAATCGAAGTAGGTGAAGTATCAATCATCTTCCTGGTATATATCTCTGTGCTTTTTGTGCTGTATCCTGAATCATTGGCATCATATCACTCTCCACCTTATCAATAACATCATCTATAACATTAACATC